CTTTTATACTATTATAATAACATCTTTACAGAATTTGTCAACCAAAAAATAGTAGAAAAATAGGCAAAAAACGTCAATAAAACAGCGACATTTTAAGCCTATTTTTGCTACATATTGGCCTACCCGGTAGGATTCGAACCTACGACCTACAGTTTAGAAGACTGTTGCTCTATTCCAGCTGAGCTACGGGTAGTATATGGTGCCCTCGGCCAGAATCGAACTGGCAAGCCTAACGGCGACGGATTTTAAGTCCGTTGTGTTTACCTATTTCACCACGAGGGCTATTGTTCGAGTTTCCTCTTCTTAACTAGATTGGATGTGTGGTTGGTTCCATGAACCAACATTAAAGTTGAAATAATAAGCAGTATCAAAATAATCAGTCATAGCATCACTATTGTCGTACCAACCGTTTTTATTATAACCATCTCCACGGATTGGTGCTGTTTTGATTATTTCAATAACCTTATTAAAAAATGATTTGTGGTCTGGATGATGTTGATCTATCCAGTATTGATTTACTTGTATGTAATCTTCATTAAAACTAAACGGACTCTGTTTTAGTGTAACCTGTACAGATGAGCTATGATCTTTACGAACTCCAAACTTACATTTTGGAAATGTTGCTTTAAGTTCTTTACGAATTGCTTGAACGTCTTCTTTATTAATGTATGCCATCTTTTGCTCCTTTTTATTAACTATACATATAGTATAGCATCTTAAGGCCAAAAGTCAACCACTTTATTAAAGTTTTTTATATTATAGTTTTTTGATATTGATAGCGATTGGCTTACCTTTATTCTCACCTACTTCATATGATACAGCTTCACCTTCTGTGATCTGATCAATATTAGCTTCTTGTAAAGCTGAAATATGTAAGAACAAGTCTTTGCCTTCTTCGCCAGTTTCAATAAAACCAAACCCTTTAGTAGGGTTAAACCATTTTATTTTACCTGTGCTCATTCTGTTCCTTGTTCGTTTAGTTGTTCTTCTTGTTCTAATCTATACGTTTGTTGTAATAGATCAAACAAGAATCTTGTTGAGTAATTAGCGTCGTCTATTTGTCTTTCAAGTTCACCTGATAAGATGTTAACTTCTAAATATAACGAATCTAAATACGATTCCATGTCATGTAGTTTATGCCTCATATCAGTCATGACCACACTGATGTAGATCAATAGTCCTAAAACTATTGTTCTAAAAGCCGTCGCAAAAGTAATGAATTCTTTCATTAAATTTTTACTTTAATAAGTTTAAGTATACAAGTAGTAGGTATTACTGTACTTGATCCGCCTTCACCTATTAGTCCTTCTTTGTTAAAATTAAAGTCACTCATGAAAACATGAACGTCTTTATCATGCTTTACTAACCAACCAGTACTTATACAAGTAGCAGGTTTTGACGCTTGTATATCTTTTAACTCACGCCAACTAGGGTCTGATTCAATATCCTTCCAGTAAACAACATAATAGTCAAAGTCTTTTACCGGGAGGCGAAAATCGGGTAAAGCGGCCGAAACCGCTTTACCTTTAATTGCTTTTGACTTTGAAGTCTTAGGCATCAATTCCTGAAGCCATTGCTTTGTAACCAGCAGAAATAATTCTACGTGAAGCAGTACCTAATCTGTACTTACTAGCACCAGTTTTCTTAGAATTAAGATAAATTGGGTAGCCAGCAAATCTTAGTGATTGTACTACTGATTGTGGGTTACCAGCACCAAATCTAGATTTGATTTGAGCACTTGTAAGTTCTTGTCCCTTTTCGAAAGCTTCTAGAACTCTTTGATTGATTGTTTTTGTATTAGCCATTGTTATTACCCTCCATAGGTTTTTTAGTTTACTAATATTATGTAAAGAAAACATTTCTAACATAGTCCATACATTATAGCAAACTTTAAACCTAAGGTCAACCTTTTAAATAGGAAAATTGGAGAAATTTCTCCAAAAAGAAAGGGCGAATTAATCGCCCTTATCAATTTGTTTATCATTTGGTAGGTTTGGTTATACTAATCTGCTTTATTCAATTTATCTTGACCATATGGACCTTTAATCCAATTGATACAAGTTCCTGGATCTGTATTTGAATACGGATCAGCTGGACTGTTATCAGCTTTACCTTCTTCTACCCATTGTTTGATGATTTTTTGGTTTTTTACTACCATAGCATATCGCCATGATCTTGGACCCATACCTTTGTCTTGTTTATCGACTATTTGTTCCATTCGTTTAGTAAATGCTCCGTTACCATCTGGTAACATCTTAACGTTTTCAATGCCTAAATCTTTTGCCCAAGCATTCATAACGAAAGCATCATTTACTGATATACAATAGATGTCGTCAATTCCTTCGTCAAGAAATTCTTGATATCTATCTTCGTATCCTGGTAATTGTTGAGTTGAACAAGTTGGAGTAAATGCTCCTGGTAAACTGAATACTACTACTGTTTTATCCTTAAACCAAAAGTCTGAATCTACATTATCCCACTCGCCGTTATTTCTCAATTTCCACTGTATAAATGGGACATTATGTCCTTCTTTGTGTGCCATTGTTAACTCTCCGGATTGTTTATAATTATACACATATTTAGCTGATGACCTTAATCCTTAGCAAACTCTTGTTGGAGTTTAATATTATCCATAAACTCTTTCTTAGTTGCTGGAACATCTTTAAAGTCGCCTCTAAGAACTGTAGTCTGTGTTAAACTACTTTTAGCTCTTATTCCTCTATTTTCACAACAGCCATGTGTTGCTTGTACATAAACACCCACGTCTTTTGAACCTGTATGCTTTTGTATTTCGTTAGCGATCATTACGTTTAGTTCTTCTTGTAATGTACCTCTCATAGCACACCACTGAGCAATTCTTGTGTACTTGCTTAATCCTAACAGTTTAGGACCAGCAATAATACCAATATAAGCTACACCTTGTACTGGTTGGTGGTGATGTGAGCAAAGACTTTTTAATTCACTTCTTACTACTAACATTCCTTCGTAACCATCTTCAACATAGTTAGGAAAAGAATTTGGGTTAGGCATAGGATTGTATCGCCCAGACATAATTTCATTAATATACATCTTTGCCATACGTCTACCAGTATCCATACTATTTGGATCTGTTTCAGTATCAATTACTAAACTTTTTAGTACACTTTCAAAGGCTACAGTTACTTCTTCAATAAGAGCTTGTTTATCTCCTTCTTCTAAATGTTCACTAATATTATCGCCAGCCCAAAACTTTGTGTTTGAGTCTTTTAGTCTTTGTATTATTTGTTCACTTTTCTTCATTTATTTCTCCGATGTTGAGGCAGTGGATTGCCATTAAAACGTTTCTGTTGATTCATAAAGTTTCTTGCCATCAAAAAACTTATCTACTTTTTTTGATAACTGATCACACACTTCTTCATAATCATTTAGTGTCATCATTTTATCAATGTGTGCTATTAGTTTGTCTTTATGTTTTATATAACTATCCCATGAACTTGTCCATTCGCTAGGATATAAAACATCTGGTGTTGCCATTTCGCTGTAGCTTAACCTATCTGGTACTAATGGTAGTGTTCCTACCAAAGCACCCTCATACCAACTGATACCTAAAGTTTCTTGTAGATTAGCACTAAACACTAATTTACTTGTTGCTAACAGCTCGTGGTATTCTTTCTTAGATAATTGCTCTTCTTGAGCTATTACCCAATTATAGTGTGGCATACTTTTTGCCAAATCTTTAAAAATATCAGGTTGTTTCTCTGGTGCTACTCTGTGTGGAAACACAATAGTATTATATTTAGGAGCACCTTTGTATGGCTTAAGAGTTTCTTTTAAATACTCCATAGGCCATCCAACCTGACGTATACTGTGTAATAATTCTCTATCTATATCTCTGTCGTCCCGCCAAAATGTATTAGTGAATAAGTCAATGTGAAATTTTGTAGCAAAGAAATTATCGTCATAACATTCGTACATACTCATTTCAGCTTGTCTAACCCATTTCTCATCACCTATTAGTCTGCCTAAGAAGTCCTGCGGGTCATAACTTCCGGCGTGCCACATACCACCAATTCTGATATCATAGCCTAGTAACTTTGCCATATATTTAAGTTGAATAACAGTAGGGTTCCAAGCATCTGTATAAAGAAAGTAATCACCATCATTGATCTTACCTTCACAGAACATAGTACCTATTTGTTCTAGTTGTTTTGATTTGTAAACATTAGTACCACCAAAGTTTAAAAATGCTCCTGGTGTTGTTGCTTGTGGAGTTTCTCCACCACTAATAACAATTACATCATCTGTATTATGATGTTCTGCTAGTTGCTTAGGTAAATGCTCTTTCCACTGTTTAGTGTAACGAGTATCTACAGCTTCAATGTCTACAATATATACTGTCATCCTTTTATACCTAATAAAGTTTCTATTTTAGGGTCGTTAAACTTGAAAGATATAGCATCACCCCAATCAACATTATATGCATTATCCTGCCATACAAAGTCTTTGCCATATGTATATCCATGTTTGCCTAATTGGTTACATACATTACCTACAGCGTCAACTAGTGTATAATTGGCATTAAGAGCTCCTCCCTCAATACTATTACCATTAGCGTCAGTATTCCACGGGTGTCTGTTACTGTATTTAGAAATATCCAACGTTATTTCTTTTTTATAATCCATTTACGTTTTCCCATGTTTTTTTGATCTTTAACCCAGTTGTTCGGGACTCTTTTACCTTCTTTAAATTCAATATAGCTTTTATAGGACTTTTTGCTAGTATCGTATAAGTCAGCTTCATTATATGTCCAGCCGAACTGAATACAAAATCTTTTATAGCCGTCAAGGTCATTGAAGACCTGTTCAACTTTCTTTTCCATTTTTTAAATCCTTTATCTATCATACATTGTAAGGAATAAAAGAACCGTTCTCTCCATCTTCGGAGACCTCGATCCATACTGAACGACCTGGATAGCGTCCAGCAATTTTGTCAAATAATTCGTCGGAAATCATTTCACATGATTTATAATCTAGAAGTAACACTTCAGAGTCGGCTGAGCCCTCTTCCTTACTTCCTTCACTACTTGTTCCTGAATTGTTGTAGAGTCGTTCGAGCCATCTTTTGAATTGGATGAACTCGATATCTCTATCGTCGTGGAACACTTCAATCCACACCCTGAAATGAAAAATATGACGGTGAGGATAGCCAAGAAACGATACATCGTCCCAATCTCCTGTTGCTAACTTTGGATCATCCAAAGCCGCAGGGTATTTATGAATACCTTCCTTTTTAAAAGTAACCCAGACCATTTTTTTAGCTTTTTGTTTAATATCGTTACTAGCTTCTGCCATTGCTACTTGTCTCATCTGTGTTTCCATAAATATTATCTTCCCTTCTTTTTATTTTTCTTCTTGTGTTCTTGTAGCCAAACCCAATCTTTGTGTTCAACTACTGTTCCATCATCTGCTATGTGTACTAAATTTTCATTTTTCCATTTATGATAGCCTTTGAGCCATTGTTCTTGTGTTGTTTCTTTTTTTGATACTTTACGTTTCATTGTTTATAGTATACTAGATTGTAATATAAATGTCAACCTTTATGTCACCATATTTTGAATTCATATCCAAAAGTAATCCCCCAATTATTATCTGGTTCTGTTTCGTACGACGGAGCAATAAACCAATTGTCTTTAGTTAATCTTGCCATTGGAACAATATCTGCTCCAGAGTATCCTGCTACCAAACCAACCTCAAGTTTACTGTCAAATGGAGCATCAAATTCTAAGCCACCGTAAGCTGAAATGTTTGATTCACTATTATAATATACTCCATATAATTGATTATCTACTTGGCATCTAACGTGTGGGTGTAAGTTATTATAATTACCTTCAAGGCCAACGTGTAACGACAATGCTACTAATAAAGATAAACAGCTCATCTATTCTTTCTGTTTCCAAACTTTAAATAGAATAGATTCATTTCTATATCAGTTGCTAGGTATATTATACCTGTTCTTAGTCTAGTATTTGAATATCCTGTATCAAAGCACCAACTACTATTACATTCATAGCTTCTTCGATAATCATTGTACCAAAAATATTCAATTGAAGGTCCCCAAGTTTCCCAACACCAAGCTCTAATTTCTAAAAACATATTAACTGGAACTCTTATTTGATAATCAAACTCGCCAAATAGTTTGTTACGATTATCTATCTTACGGACTTTCATATACATACTCATTATATGTAATACCTAGTCGTCTTTCTCCGATAATCTTAATCGATTAATCTCATCTCTAATTGCTAATTTTTCTTTCTTAAGTTCTACTAAATCCCATTTACCTTTTGTAGAACGATCAGCATTACGATCTTGCTCAGCATCTGTTGTTAGACGGTCAAGTTCTTTATGCTTTTCTTGTAAACTTCTAATACGAGTTTTTACTTTACTCATCTGTGATCTCCTTATCTTTAGTGTACTTGTCCCAACTAGTAAATTTCTTATTATCTTTTAAGTCGTCTATAGTATGACACCATACACCTGGGTTTGTTTGATCATAGCCTATATCATCTACTTTAACCATTGTATTCTTTGGCCATTCGTTAATGTTTGGTATAGGCACTCTTATTTGTGGAATAAAATTAGGATATGTTACTAGGTTACTATCAAGTATTAACTCAGAACCTATATACGGAATATCTAATGATACTGGAATATCCTTTTTAAGAAAATGTGCTATCATTGTTTCCCATATTTCCCAATTAACTGTGGGTAATAGTAATGAATGATTAGCACCAAAGAAGATATGTCCACAAAGTTCTTCTTTAAAGATTCGTTCTATTTTTTGAACGTTTTGTATGCCAACTACAAACAATGTACGTTTTCCGTAAGCTATTGTTTTTTCTACTTCCTTACCTACGAAAAATGTAGCATCATTTTTTACTGTACCTGAGTACTCACGTTTCAATTAAAAACTCCATTTGTCTATCATATCTTTTGTAATATGAGAAGGTAGTTTTTCAATTTTACCACCTTTCTCAAAATAGCGATTCCACTGATCTTTCTTTTCAGTAGTCATGTTGTCTATTTCTTTTTTACTAAAGTGATCAAAAACTGCTGATAACTTCTTAACTTTTTTAGTATTTCTGCCAGTTGCCATTATCATTATTCCTCCTCGAATAAAGCATTGAATTGAGATGAAGCATTAATTGTCTTCTTACCAATAGCACCTCTTGTACCTGGTACTCTCATCCAAAGTTTTGTGTTGTGATCTATAAAGGCTAATGCCTCGTCACGATTATCAATAGCAAATACTTGATCAATCGCTTCTGCTACCGACTCACGTGTGATCGTTTCATTAACAAGCCAAGCAGGATATGAACCTGAGTCCATTGCTTTGTTTCCTTCTTGTACTGATCTAATGTGTGTATAAACATTATGATTCATCATTAAGAAATAACTAAAGCTATCCCAACTTGTCTTGCCTTCTTTATTATTTTTGTTTGTATCACCTGGAGCATACTTACATACATCATTTACTAATAGTCCCTCTGATAGTGGGCTAGGGTACCAATTTGTATGATGTTTAGCACACTCGTCATCCCAAGGTCTTGTATCTTGAGCAAAGCCTTTATCATCTGGAGCAGGCTCCATAATGTAAGACCATTTACCTTTGTGATCCAAACGCCAATTAGTGTACTGTTGTCCATTGGCTGTACATAAGAATGGAGAGGCACAATCATAAGTTATTGTAAAACTTGGATTGTGATATTTTCGTACAGCTCGTTGGACGGCAGTTAACATAACACCCCATTCTAATTTAGAAGTTCCTAAGAAATGCATGAAGTCTTGTTTACCTTGTTCAAGTAAACCATCAAAACGTAATGTTACTAAACGTTTCAATGCTAGATGTATATCACACATATTCTGTCCACCCATCGACCAACCATTAAAATGTTTGTCTGGGTAAACTTTAGGATCACTGAAGTGTTTCATTTGTTCGTACCAGTCATCTGCTTGAGCAAAGTTCTCACCTTGTAATACATTTAAGAACTTACAGTTACCGTTACGGTTTTTAATAAAATATTCGTTATTAAATTTTGTGCCTTCTACGGCTTCTTGATAAGAGCTAATATTACTAGCTTTAGCACCTTCTGGAGAACGTGATACCCAAGCAGGTATATCAAGTACCATACCATAGTCCATGTAGGCATCCATCCAAGCTAGTACTTGTTCACGTTTCTTTTGTGCTTTAGGACAACCACTATTGGCTCTCCAGTCGCCTTCCCACTTGCCTTTACCAATTTGGAAACCACCAGAGTCACCTAACAACCAACTGTTGTTTCGATCTCTGTTACGAGTCATATCCTCTTTTGGTATTTGTCCAATATCTAAGTTGGCGTGTCCTGCCGAATACAAACTCCATCTATATTGCCATATACCGGCCGCTGGTTCTAACCAGTTGCCACTTTCAACAAGGCCATTCATATTAGCTGGAATCCTGTTGATAGCTGTATATTCCTCGTAACGTTGCTTACCAACAAACGTAGAATAAAACGAGCTTAAAGCAGGCAGAAAGATAGCATAATCTTCCTGTGATTCTGTTAGATTAGTTGGAAGGTTACTCATAACCCTTACTTGCTCTGTGCTGGAAGAATGTATTCGTAAACAGCGATACCACTATCAACATTAATTTGAGCGGCACCTTGATCACTAAACATCATAGTTTTATCACCTGGCAGTTTTAAGATTTGCTGTAATTGTAATACAGGCCATGCCCAACCATGTGCTAGTTTGCCTTCTACATCTGGTTGAAATACAAAGTTACCAGCATGAGTAGAATGATCACCAAAGTAAAACTTTAGATGTCCATCTTCTGTTTTAGCAATAAATGTTGTTTCTTCAGCATGAACTTGAGCCTGATATGCCAAACGTTGTATTGCCGCCACAGTTGGCTCAATAGTTACATTCCATTCAACACCTTTAAACTTAACTGATTTTAGTTTTTCATTAATAATTTCGCTTGTCATAAAACGATAATCATTTTTAAAGTCACCGCCATCATTTTCAAAGTGTATACCTACTGGAACTTCTGTACCATTACGTTCTTGGCGTAATAGTTCTAGTTTAGCATTATCTTTGTAAACTGGAATTTTTAATAGCAAGTCTAGTTTATTTAGATTGGGCATACCAAACGTACCCATAAACTCTGCTACTGTATTTTTAAAAGTTGCTTTAACAATAACTGAACGGTCTTCTGCTAGACCTTCTAATGTTGTTGCCTCATCACTACCTTCTATCTTAACTAGATCAATAAAACCTAGTCCGTGTGTATGTAACACTATATCTTGTAAATAATCTTTCATTTATATTCTCCATTCATGCCTATATTATAACTTAAACCATGCCTATATGTCAAGTCTTTTTTCGGTGATTTTTATTCGATTCAATCGCCGATTTTAACAACGAAAGATTGACATCCAAATCTTTCGCTACGTTTAGTAATGCTTGGGTATCTTTTGGAAAACAATGACCACCCCAACCATATTTGCCATCTGTTCCAGGTACTGTTGTATGACCTGTTCCAATCCTATTATCCAATCCTAATAAGTTACTAACTGTATCATAATTGGCTCCTGTTTTACTACATAGTTCAAACAGTTCATTAAAGAACGTTAGCTTTGTTGCTAGGAAACTATTAGCAAAATACTTCACTATACTTGCTTCTTCTACTGTACAAGTGTGTATATGTTTAACTAAAGGTAAAGATTTGTAAAGTAATTCTCTCCAAAACTTTGTATCTTTCCCTCCAAGTATACAATACTTTTGACCAATGAAATCTTCTTTAGCTGTTGCTTCTCTTAAAAATTCTGGATAATAAGTTATATTATACGTTTCCATATTGTTAAGTTCAGTCCAAGGTATCGTACTTTTAATTAATATTGGAATTTGATATTCAAAGTTAGCTTCATAATCTTTTGGCCAACGAATTTGGTGTAGAACATTCCAAACATTCGACACATCACATTTACCATCTTTTCCTTCTGGTGTGCTAACAGCAATTATCAATCCATCAGAATCGTGTATGTGATCTTCTATTTTGTTATTATTAAGTCTTGGGTCTACTGGAACTACTTCGTGATTCTTTTCAAGCAAGTCACCTATGGCACTTCCAACAAATCCGTATCCAGCTACTATAAACTTCATAATATTTCCTTAATATATTCATCTACTTTGTATTTAGGTTTCCAACCTGTAGCAAGTAAAGGATTTATATCAGCTATATTCTCAGGTGCTTCACAAGGATCGCCTTTTTGTAATGGCACTTCCATTTCTGCTAACTGTGATAGTTCTTGAACACTGGTACCAACGCCTGTGCCAACATCAATAACACCTGATAGTATAGTGTTATTTAGGTTTTTTATAATAGCACTACACACATCGTCTACGTGAATAAAATCTCTAGTATGGTCTGTAACATATTCTAACTTTTTATCTCTTATACGACCTATTAACATATCTTCTCTACTACCAGGACCATATACAGTTGTAAACCTCATACCTAAACTTCTAGGTGGTGCTATTGATTCCATTGCTTTCTTACTTGTACCATAAGGTGATAACCACCAACGTTTAGCACAAGAGCTACTAGCATATATTACTCTCATATTATTTGATAAAGCTAAAAAGAATAAACTCTTACTCAGCTCTACATTAGTATACCAATATTCTTCAGGATATTCTAAACTTCTTCGTACATTGGCTAGTCCTGCCAAGTGAACCAAAACATCACAATCCTCAGGCCTCCAATTAGCTATATCATGATCCTCACTAATTAGCTTGTCCCATTCGACTACTTCATGTCCAGATTCAATTAGAAGTTCTACTAGTCTACTACCTATAAATCCTCTACTGCCTGTTACACTTATTTTCATCTATTTCCTTTTAATTAAAACTAAACAAGTCATCAAATGTAGTTGAAGTATCTGTATCACTTACAAGATCCCAATCAAGTACACCTAATAAGTTGTCTACTTTGTTGCTTATTACTGTTTGTTCCATTTCACCATCATCAAATGGTAATTCTTTAAACCATTTAGGCAAGTGTAATTGATCTGTTGGATATGCTACACTTTTCATTCCTAATGGATTTGGTCTTAATTTACAAACAATAACTTTTTGACCATCCATGATCTCACCACTATACTTGTCGTGATTCATTTTACATAGTGTATTCCAATTCATACTTGCTCTAACGTGTCCAGGCATATTTGCTTTACCCTCACGCCTTTCTGCTTCAGTAAACTTTGTTAAGTTGTTACAACGTTTAGGTGAACCTTTTTCCCAAGCAGGCCTATGTTTAAAGTCTTGTTTAAAGTTTCTAATCTTTTCAATTACAGTATCTCTTTCGTCGCCTGTTAATACGCCTAGCAATATGTCACTTAAAAATTCTTGTATGACTTTTGGAGTATCACTACGTTTAAGATCTAATCCCATAGCTTTTACTTTACCCGGACCATTACGATCTAATCTAGCACCCTCTAAATCATATATCAACGCGGCATAGCGTTTCTTAGTGATATACAAACCTTTGATAGCAACAATCTCTCTACCACCTTGAATAATCTGTCCGTTTTCTCTTGGGCAATTAAAAGCGTCTTTCATATGCTCAGGAAATGCTACGTTAATTTGATCTGAGATATTGTCATATAGTTTAACACAAACATCTTTATCCCATTCCATTTCTTTCTTTGCTACAGCATCTTTAACTACTGGCCAAGCACTAAAATACACAGAGTCTGTATCACCATATATAATACTATCACCTCTATGATCAAACTTACCTGTTACAATTTCATTAACTTTAGCACTCATAAATTTAGCAATAGTTCTACCTGTTAATGTTGTACTTTGTCCAATACGTTTATCAAAGAATCTACAACCTGGATTAAGAATAGCACCATACAAACTATTTAGGTTAATCTTTTTAACTAGCTGTCTTTTATCCCAGAATGCTTTACCTTCTGGTGTAGTTTGTTGACCTTTAACTTTCTGCATTTCTTGACGTTCTCTATACCAACGTTCAAGTAGTCCTGGAATGATACCTTTTGTTTCATATGTAAAGATAGTACCATTAGCACTTAACATCCATTTCTCGCCACTTAAGAATATCTTCTTATAAATTTCAGCACCTGTTAATATTTCATTTGGAGCATTTTCCCATTCAACAACAATTTCATCTACTTTGTCTTGGTCCATAACCATTTGATATTCTGTACTACCAAACTTGCCTTCCCATGCCTCAGCAAAAGACTTCTTATTTCCCATAGCTTCGTTAACATTAGCATCACTATAGTCTGGTCTTAATTGCCCTACAATAGTTGCTGGGTCCATATTCAATGCTCTAATGGCACTTGGATATAGTGAATTAATATCAATAGCACCAATCCAGTCGTGTAACCCTTTCTTAGGATATGCCACATAAGCACCAGCGGCCTGTGTATTGCCTTCGTGCTTCTTTCTATCTGGAACTACAAAACCCTGTTCGTGTGCTTCATTAATAATTGCTTGTTCTGTAACAGCCACAGCACCCATAGTTGTTTGTAGTAATACAGTATTAGAGTGAGCTAGTTCATTACTTAAATCAGCAAACCTTAATTTTTTATCTAGCTTATCAAGTAGCATTGTATCCTGCCTAGAATATTCAATAAACTTTTCCCAGTCATTGTTAAACAGTTGATCTAATGTTCCTTCATAAGCTACTTTAGTTTCACCTAGTTCATATTCACTGATGGCATCTAACGAATAAGAATGCATCTCATGGTAGGTGTATTTTCGATAGAGTTGCATATAGTCCATGTGTACTCTACCTATTAAATCAAATGTTATATTTTCTTTACCAAAACGTTCAAACCTACGTTCTTTAGGATATTGTCCAAATAAACAAAAACGCCTTGTGTCGTCTTTGCTTAATACACGAGTAACACGATTAACCATATATGGAATATCATAACCCTCACTATTCCAACCACTTAATACATCAGCATCTTCAATTAAGTCTAAGAAAGTTTTTAACAAGTCTTCTTCTTTTTCAAATACAAATGTATTGTCAAACTTACTAGATATTCTATCTACTTCTTCTTTAGCCATTTGTCTTGGCGGAGTTAATAGTGTTACAAGTTGATCACACCATTGTAGATATACTGAAATTGCTGTTACTGGATTAAATGGATCTTCAGGTGGACTAAAACCTTTGTCTTTATCAAAGTCAACCTCAATATCAAAAAATGCTACTTGTAGTTTAGGAGCATCCTGTCCAAGATAGTTTTCTTCTAAACACCTAAACACAGGATTCATATCACTTTCATATGTTTTTACATTCACATGGAGAGCTTTCTCACGTCTAAAGTCTTTACTACTTCGACATTGAATCCTACTTACAGGATTACCATATATACTTTTGAACTTACCCTTAGGGTCATCATAGTACATGATGTACTTTGCTTGATGTTCTTGGTATTGTCTGTTTTGGTTTTTGTCTCGTTCAACTATGTGAATTCTATCACGTTGACGATCAAAGAAAGCGTCTACATACATATTTGATTATGTGTCCTATAATAATAGTTATCTAATTCCATCCCATTGCCACTACAAAGCCGAATACATTTACACAAACGAACCATCCTGTTAATAGCATTACCCAAGCCGCTCCTCGTCTGTATGAAGCGTAACATTGTGTAGTTGATCCTATAAAAAAGAACGGATATATTAATTTCATATTAGGGTCTAATGCTGTTAAGGCCAATGTTAAACTAGCCGCAACAGTAAAAATAAAACTTACTAGCTCAAAGCCAAATGCTACTTTATCACTAGTGTATGAGTTAACCCAAAACTGGGTTATAGCCTTCATTATATTTTCCCAACAGTAGCCAAGATAGTTTCTAACAATTCTTGGTCTGATGTAATCTCCCCAAAGTTTCCTTTGTGTGCTGTTCTAATTGCTTTTTTTAGTACGCCTGGTTTAATTTCCATTTCTTCTGAAATAGCTTTTACTGTTTCTGCCAAACCGGCATTTAAGTCTTCTACTTCCTGCATTACAGTCATACCCTCATTAATAATTTGGGTAAGTTTTAATTTTTCATCTTGATTGAATATCTTATCACTCATAGTAAAGGGTCCTTTTCTTTTGTATTAATCTTTATATTATACTACCACATTTGATAGAAGTCAAGTTCTTTTCTGGATACATACTAATATAATTTAAAGGAGAAATACATGGATTTAGATTTTGAAAGTTTTGGTAAATTTAAAATAGTCCAAGACGACGGCAATTGGGTTGATAAAAAAAGATTTGGAGCAATAGTTGACTATTGGGGTCGTTATTTTGCTACAATGAAAGTACTGGAAGGTGCTATTATACATCAACCAGGCCAAAAACCAGATCCAAAGTTTGACCATTCTCCAAAGAAAATTGTAATTAAAGGACATACTTGTATTAATACACTTGCTATTCTATTTGCTTCTGTAAAATGTGGGCATACTTTATATTTTGACAATGCTAATAACTTAACTGAAGCATGGTATAAAAAAGTAAAGCCAGACGTATTAATGGTTGGCGAAGATGACTTATCTTTAGATGGTAGTAGGTTTACTAGTGGTTCAGATTGTGTTAGACTTTTGTTTACTAGACGTTTTAGAGGAAACGAATTTCCTTTTGAATATTCACAAGAAATAATGAAACACAGTTCTAAAGATAGTGTTCTAATTGAGCACCGAGATACTAAAC